AGACCTACGAAGGATTTATGCGGTACATGGGAATGGGCCGAACAGCGGAAGCCATGACGATGGCTCGCGGGTGGTTCCCAGAGGAAGGACAGGCGATGGGCATCATCACTCCGGCCATGATGGACAATGCCATCGGTAATGTGCGTTTTATCGGGCCTGTCGTGCCGCTGGCGGCGTTTGACTTGGCTCTTGAGGGTAATGACCAAGTAATGTGTTCCTATGGCCGTTTTGGGCTTTCTGACGGCTGGACACCGCAATCCGGCAAGTTCATTGAATTCCCGAAGCCGAGGGTTGTCTTGCAGCTTGATTCCCAGATTCCGTTCCCGAAGCGTGCAACGCTGGAACAGACGCAGGCAATCATCAAGTTTGCTAACCAGATGAAGATCGGGCCTAACTGGATTTGTGTTGATCGTACAGGCAACGGAGCAGGCATCCATGACAGCTTGTGTACCCTGTTTGGCAATGAGGTCATGGGCGTGAACTACTCATGGGCGGCGAGCGAGCATCACATCCTTGGCGATGACAGCCAGAAGGCTAACGAGCTATACAACGGGGTCGTTACTGAATTGCTATTCGGTCTGGCGAAGTACCTAGAGTTTGAGTACCTGAAGATCAGCCCTAGCTTCCGCAACGAGGAGTTAATCCGGCAAGCCACAGGCCGGAGGTACAAGCAAAAGGGCAAGGGTCTCGTCAGGGGGGAGAGCAAGGGAGAGTATTGCAAGCGTACCCGCAGCAAGTCGCCGGACGCGCTGGATTCCCTGTCATTGCTGGTCTACCTGATGCGCCTGCGTGGAGGCGCGGTGGCTACGATGAACGAGAAGAAGCCAGAGCCTCGCCAGCGGGTGAAGAGCTTGCAATCTATTGTTGACGAACTTTCGTTCGTTGATATGTCTGATTAAGCAGATCCACAAGTGTGGAACCCTGTTACGATGTCGCTCGCGGGGTGGGGAAACCTTGTGGGCGGCATCAGCAATACCCTGTAGTGTAATGGTAGCACAACAGACTTTGACTCTGTTCGTCATGGTTCGAGTCCATGCGGGGTAGCCAATCTTTTAAAAAAATGCGGTCGTTTTATTAACAGCAAGCATTGTTGCCATCCTGCTACAGAATTGCCGATAATGTAGCGTATCGTTGACATTGTGCTGTTGTTGACGATCACCGACTTTTTGCGGTGATTGACCAGATTATTCACCGCATTATACCCGATAGGGAACAATTTGCCCGTTTAGACACCAGATTATACCCGATATGGTGCAGTAACGCACATTTTTGTAACAGAATGTGCATTAAGAAGACAAATATGGAGCCGAAATGCGGTTTTATCGACATATCTGGCAAACGTGTATAGAAAACGGCGTTTTGTCGACATATCCGGCTAGTTGTGTAAAGGAAATGGCGTTTTGCTTTACATAAGCTGGTTTGTATTAAGCCTGCTTCATACGAAGGCTAAAGAAAACCGAAGGAGAAAGGAAACACCCCCCTGATCCCCCCATAGCTTTACAGGGAAAGGAAAGAGTAAGGAAAAGAAACTACTGCCCTCCTTTTGAAGTCACAGATTGTGACCGCAAGATGAAGGCAGAGTGTTTCTTCTCTGCTCTGCTGGGTAGGGCGTTTTGGTTCGCCAAAGCCAGTTCTGCCAAGCCGCTGTGATACGCATGCACACTCGCTTGTGGTTCTTTGCGAGTAATGCCCATAAAGAGAAAAACCCGCCGAGTGGTGACGCACAGGGCGGGTCTTTCAGCAGGTAGCAGCCTGCGGGGGTTAGAAATCTTCGTTCAAATGCGTCACCATTCAGAACGAGGTGAATATGGGCTTGATCGCAAAACCAGTCAACAATATATTTTTGATCCTCTAGAGATTGTTCAATCACCGATTCGTCTAACTGGAAGGATATGGCCTGCTGGTCATGAATGAGGGTTCGATTCCCTCATCGGATGATTGATTAGAAAACGCATGGATAATCACCCATGAGTTGACTTTCAGCGCATAATCTAATCAATTCACGGGATGGAAATCACTACGCCAGAAAAAATTGAGCAGATCGCTATTGAAGATTTGCTGCCCTATAAAAATAACTCACGCAAGCATAGCAACGAGCAGATTGTAAAACTTGCACAGAGCCTAAAGGAGTTTGGCTTTACTAATCCCGTCCTGATCTCCCTGAAGAACGAGGTAATCGCCGGACATGGGCGTATTGAGGCCGCAAAGCGTGTAGGAATGAAGAAAGTTCCCTGCATCCGGCTGGAGCATCTTGATGACGCACAGCGCAGGGCATACCTAATCGCCGACAACCAGCACGCTCTTCTGTCTACCTATGACTATGATATTTTAGCGCATGAAATCGATGAGCTAAATTCCATGAAGTACGACATTTCAGTCATCGGATTCAGCAACGAAGAACTGGCAGAATTGATAGGATCTCCCGAAGAATTGCCAGATAATGACCTAAAAGCCGACGAAAAGACCAAAAAACCCGTCGAATGTCCTAATTGTGGCTGGGTCATTTCTAATCCAGAAAAATAACTAATACTTGCTTTGGGGTTTCAAATAATATACGACGATTCAATGGCGACTCCTATTGAAGGTATGATCCCGCCGTCCGGCTGGCATTATTACCAAAGCGATGTCCGGCTAAACGGCAGCAATTACCGCGACCTACTTAAGGTGGTGGAGAATTATCGTGCCGAGAACAATCTGCCGCAGGGAGATGTGGAGGGAGATGTCAATAGCTACATTTGTTCTAACTGGCCGACATTCTGTCATGGCGTGGACATGGTAACTATTACTTCTGTCCATGCTCCTACTGCGACTAGTGAGCTTCTGAACGATATTCAGGTGTGGGCGCGTAACCTCCAGCAAGCCAATCGCCAGCTTCTTATGGTCACAGACGAGGAGGCCGAACGCCGCGCCAAGATTTGCCGAGGATGCGTCCAGAATGTCAATTGGCGTGGAGGGTGCGGATCTTGCATTCAGGCTACTGATCGCATTTCTGCGAGCGTTCGTCAGGGTCGTAATACTCCTTCCAGCGAAGTGCTTGGCGGCTGCCTGCTGCAACGCCATGACAACCGCTCTGCCATTTTCTTTGATAAAGACGAACTACAGAGAGCAACCAACCTACCAGAAAATTGCTGGCTAAATACATAATATGGCTAACCTGAAACCGCTACCTCCGAAGATCACAGACGCATTTGCTAATAAGGCAGCGCGTGTAGTTGACGCTCACGACAAGCCAAGAATTCTGGATCTGGATGTGGTAGACCCTGACAATGGGAATCTGGATACGGTTGATCCCAATACGCTCCAAGTACGCCGGACATTCAAGGATGCTACGCAGGCACACGCCGCATATCGCCGCCTCAAGCAGCAAAACGTAGAGCGCAATCGCAAGAATCAGCTAATCCAGAAGAAACTCAACCTTGAGCCGCCCTACAGCAACAAGAAGCTGGAAAGCATGGGTCAGAACTGGCGTAGCAATCGTCCTACTGGATTCCTTTCCACGATGGTGAGCCGCATTCAGCCTCCATTCAAAGAGGTCATTGAGACTGCCGCTACACTTACATTTGCCGAATACCCAATCGAAAGCCTTGATGCAGAAAATAAGACCAAGGTATTCCGCGAGGAAATCACCAAGGCTATCAGGGGGTGGAAGGGATTTGATGATCTGGTTGCCCAGATTGTCCATGAGAATGTCACCTTCGGCTATTGCGGTCTCTGCTGGGATGATCTGCGCGATTGGAAGCCGGAATTTCTTCGCCAAGATTATACCTTCTTCAGCATCGAAACGCCGCAAGTTACCGATCAGACCCCCATCTGGGCGCGTAAACGCCGCTATCAGATTGCCGAACTGCTTCCTGTGTTGGAAAACCCGCCGCTGTCTGCTGCTGCCGGATGGCATATCAATAACCTCGTCGAGTCCATCAACAACGCCATCCCTGCCGGACGCACGCTTGATGCTGATGACGATGCTCGTCGGTACGAGGATTGGATTCGTGAGGGAAGTTACGGCGCATCCTACGAGAATGATGCGAAGTATGTTGAGCTAGGCGAGATCCTCGTCCGCGAGCCTCATGGCAAAATCAGCCGCTATCTCTTTGACGATAAGTCCGGCAAAGAAATCTGCACGCAGGTTGACCGCTACAACAAGATGACCGAAACGCTTGCCCTGTTCTCTGTTGAGATCGGGTCAGGAAACCTGATGTCCAGCCGTGGAGCAGGCCGTGACCTTTACAACACCCATGTGGCGGTCGAGAAGGCTCGCAATCTTGTCGTGGACAATACCTACCTGAAGGGGCTGTTGCTTCTGAAGAAGGGGCCGAATGCCAAGGTGGGAGTCGCCCCGCTGACGGTCGCTCACCCCGTTGCCTATGTCTCCGAGGGCTACGAGGTCATCCCGCAACAGGTTCCTGCCGACACCGATGACTTCCTCAAGCTGGATCAGTTCGTATCCGGCCTAGCCGAGATCCAAGTCGGAACCTTCCTGCCGTCCGCTCCCGTAGAGGCCGGAGGCAAGAAGACCGCATCCGAAGTCAATCGCGTTGCCGCCATCGAAAATCAGATCCGAGCCGGAATCCTGATGCGGTTCTCTCGCCAGTTCTCGCAGGCCGTCGAGCGTATGCAGCGTGGAATTTGCCACCCTGAACACCTGAAGGCCGCTTCCGATCTCAAATCATTGCTGGATGTCGTTCGCCAGCGTGAGCCTAACGCCGTGTGGGCGCGTAGGGAGGTTGTTGATGCTTTTGACCGCAGCCTTATGGAGATGCCTCCGTTCCTCGTAGCTTTTGAGGTTCCTGAACATCTGGACGAGGACGCTATCAATTGCTGCCTGAATATGCTGGAGCGCAATATCCCGCCCTCCGACATCCTTCTCATGGCTTACAGCCCTGCGAGCCAGCTATTGCAGGACACCACGCCGCAAGACAATGTGGTTCTGGATAGCATGATTGCTAGGTACATGGGCAACCCTAACATCAATCAAGATGAGTTGATGAAGCTGGATTGGAGCCGCAAGCTGGGCGAGACCACGGCCAATGCCGTCATCTTGCCAAAAGATCAGGTCGAGGCTCTGGCGATTGAAGCTACCCGTCAGCAGGTGCTGGAACTTCAGGCCATCGTCGCCGGACAGGATGTTCCTGTATCGCCGCGAGACAATGATGTGGTTCACCTCGACACGATGGTTCAGAAACTCATGCCTGTCATTGCCAGCATCCCCGCAGGAGGATTGCCCCCAGAGGGAGCCGCGCCACTCGCCAAGGCCATGCAGCACTTCGCCGGACATATCCAAGCCGCTGAAGCCAAGGGCGCACCCAAGCAGGCCATCGCCAAGTACAAGCAGGCACTCAATGAGGCTCACAAGCACCTTACGGCTGGACATGGATCACCCCCGCCGCCGGAGATTACACCCGCTGCCGCTCATCATGGCGGAGGCAAGCGTGGAGCGAGCGTTGCACAGGAGAAGATGCTTCAGCAGAACTATGCGGCTGGAACTCCAGATCAAGCCTCTACGGTCAGTAGCGTGAGCAACCCACCTCGCCCTCCTACCGCAGCTTAACCAACACCAACAACTAACCAACTACTACTATGGGCGGAGCCACCAATACCAACGATCAAAACCTTGTGGACTATTCTGGACGAGGAGCAAAGCCAGCGGGAGCAAGAGGCCAGATTCCTGCTGGACACTTTGATTCACAAGGTAGGCTTATACTATCTGCGGCACAACGCGCAGAGGATGCACAGGCCACCAAGATTGAGCAGGCTTATCAACCAAAGCCAGTTACAAGTCAGAACTTCTTTGGAAGAGATACTAACACTAATAAATAGCTATTGACATATACATCAATAAGTCAGAAAACCTAATGCGTCTTCTGACAACCCATACAAATAAATTATGCTTTGGCAATCCAGCGACTCTGCTCGCTTTCGTGAATACAACTCTAAAACTGGCGGCAAACTAATCGCGTTCCTGCGTTCCGTTGTCCCTAATACTACTGGCAAGACCATTGAAGAGGTCGCGCTTGAAGCCAAATACAAAGAGGGTGCTGAATTCATTATCCAGCAACTCAACGATATCCTTTTAGACGAAAACAAACAGGATGATGCTTCGTCGGCATCATTTGCTTCGATGTGAAGATTAATAAATTATGGAAGACACAGACAACATAGTACCCGAAATCACCGCCGCTAATCCCGATGGTGGAGCCGAACGCCTCGACGCTGACCCGATCAGCCCAGAGACACATCAATCACTCGACGCTTTGCTTGATGAAGCAGAGCGCGAGACATCACCCGAAACACAACCCGAAACCAATACATCAAATGAAGAAGATACTGACACTAGCCTTGAAGAACTCGTATCGCCTGCT